CTTGGATACTATCCTTATAAAACAAAGAAATATATTTATAAAGGTATTTAAAACCTTATTTTAATACTATTCTGTATAAATGACTACCTTTTCTCTCTAAGTTCTTCAGTAATCGCCCCTTGGCAATTCTTTATATTGTGTAGTATAATCTACATCATTCCAATGTCTTACATTACCTGCTACAATCATCATATTTGTAGATAAAATACTCACGAATATACATGTTCTCACAACACATACCATGTTATCATATTCCTCCGTCTTTTCATCACTAAATGCCCCTAGAGAATACTTCCATATCCTCCACATTTCTCTCAGTCTTCTCTGCCAACATTTACTACAAAAGAGACTCATGCTACACTCCGATTACTGAAATACGCTGAATAGTATTTTACGATCCCATGTGTAGTCACTTGTTTCTCAACCCACTCTTTGCTACACTCATCAATGTACTCACCATCTGGGTAAGCACTATTCAATATTTTCTGACTCTGTTCAAGTAACCACTTCTTATACTCTTTACTTGGCATTACTCCTCTACCATATAATACATCATTGTCAACCATAGGACAGTAAAGGCAGATACCCCACTCAGGATCATTGCCACCATCTTGACTATATTAATCCAATCCATTGCTTAACAAATGTTTACATAATTATTTATTATGAAACCGTACTACTGTATGTCGGAATACCGTCCCTCTTGACTCTTATACATGCTTATGGTATTATCAAGCGTTGCACCCTCGCTGCACACCTCGAAAGTGCCTCTCCGATCTTTGATATACTCTAACTCTCCCCAGTTCTCTCTATTACATAGAATTAAACAATGTATATTCCTATGCTTATGAAACTTGCCTGACGAATAAACATAGTCGGGTTTCGGGTAACTGTGTATCTCTATTGTGATATACTGAGATATTGGATTCCACCCCTGTTTACGTCTTAACGCATTATTGACTGGGTCACCCTTAAAATACACCCATCCTTCATGTACCTGACCTAATGAATTAGTCCAACGTACATAATCATCAACTTGTGGTTCATACATTATGTGGGATTGCTCTTAAGCGATTAGGGTTTAATCCTTCATTGATAGCATCTTCTAATCTCTTTGATGCTTGTTCCTTAGTAAGTTTAACTGAATCCTTATCTAATGGACTCCATCCATCAGTACATAATTCTTCAACTCTGTAAAACCTTGCTGCCATTGTCTTAAGTAATAAATGCGTCTATAATGCCAGATTGATATTCACCTGATAGATTTAATCTTGTTGCCTTAATCACATTAGGCATAATCAAATGTATATAATCTGTATTGAGTTGTTCCTCTTTGGCAAGTAGTTCAAATGCTTCAGAATCATCATCAGCAATTACATTCACCACTCCACCATATTCAGATTGAGGAAATGGAACCCAATAGTCCACTATGTATAATTGTTTCATATATGGTTATAATACCACTCTTCCCTTCGATTGTAAACCTTTATGGTGTTCTTCTAACGTCTGTTTAATCATCTTTAACTTATGCTTTAATTCAGGATGCCACTCATCATTGATATAATCTTCTAAGTGGGCAATATGCTCTAACGCAAAGTTTAACTTGGCAGCATCATTCATTCTCATGTAAACTCAGCAATATAATAATCAGTTGATATTCCTAATTGTTTTGCCTTATATTCAAAGTACCTCTTATTATATTCTCTCTTTGCTTCACGTTGCAAATAGTTAAGTTCCTCTACAGATGCATGATCCATAAAGGACTTGAATACTATAATAAACTGTTCAATCTCAGGTTCACTCATTAAAAAGTCAACCCTACTTCCTGTTCAGTGTAGTTAATTTCATCTTCAGTCGCACAATGCATGGAGCGAATTGTATTCTTCGTCACTTCCATGTTGTTGACAAATTCATCATGTGATGTAGAATGAAAAAACTCATCCTCACTTATTTCTTCTAAATGATCCACTAATAAATTGGTAAGCAGATCGAATTCTGCGTTCTCTAATGTAACGGTCTTCATAATGATAACCCCCTTAAGAACAGTTAGTTAATATTTATACATTATACCAGAAATGTTACGATATGTCAACCTGTAGTAATTTGGTCATTGATATTACAATTAGAAATGATAACATAATTACCACGTCCCATCCTTTAGTGCGAATGAAATAAGGTATGGATATAAAGTTTGATACCAAATACATCATTGCCCCTATGGTAGCAGATACATGTAATACAACAAAGTATGATACTACAATTAGGACAGATCCGATGATCCGTCCTAATGTATCAAGTTTTAAAAATGTTCGCATAGGTTATCTGTCATGAACCAAGGTGTAGTTGCTTTCTTTTGATACTTGATAGATGGGAACATATCAAACATGATGTCTCTTACATGCTCACGATCAATACTATCACCATCACCCCAATTTCTATAATCATCATCCATAGAGCATTGTGTAAGGTACTGCTTAGTTGCTCTTTTGATCTTATACTTAGTGCATCCTAATACAGGATAGATGCCTTCAACCACACTATAGAATGAGAACACATAATCAACAAACTCATTCATTTGCTCAGTTGTAAGTTTGATGCTTTTCATTGGAATTGTTTTGTGGATGTACTTAGTATAGCAATAAAAAAGGGGGTGTCTACCCCCCGATGTGACAGTTGTCTAACTGTACCAGTTAGTGTTGTAATTGATCTCCTCATCTGTAGGAGAATAGTCTACAATACCATGTAGGATCTCAAGTACCTCATCAAGGTCACTCATGTGAGTCCCCATGATGTTTTGATCCATTTCATGCTTTTTCTCTTCAGCAAGATACTTAGTCTTAAGATCGTTGAAGATTGTTTCAATGTCAGTATAAGTCATTGTTATGGGAAAAGTAAGTTGTGAACTTGGTCGATCACAGTATCATTGATCTCAATGTCCTGTGTCTCTAGGTAATCAATACAAATCTCATGGTCAACCTCAAGGAAGTCATCATCAGATGTAGTAAGATAGGTGATGTATGAATCAAGATCCATCAACTGATCTTCTGTAAGTCCTTTAGTAGTTGTGTTCATGGTGTGAATTGCTTACATTGTTATTATAACGAATCTAAATCGCTACGTCTATGAACATGTGCCACTTCCTTAACTGGCACAACCTCAGTCAGTTTGGATACCAACTCAATGATATTGTGGGCATCCTGTTCCTCTTGAGGATTAAAGTCTAACCACATTTGCTCTAAGCACCAAATCATCAGGTTTCTTTGATCCTCAGTAAATACTTTATCAGTCATGGAAATTAGGCATAAAAACTTCAGGGGGTGTGCTATCCTTCATTGTATCAACCATACGGTCAACACATTCAGCATAGTCACCATTAGTGTCTATAACACACTGTTCTACTTCTTCTACCTCATCATCTAATGGCATATCAAGTTTAACAGTGCAAGTGTCAGTATTATCTTGATAATCAAGAATCTGAGTCGGACACTCACTTAACCACTCTTGAAACTGTTCATACCTTGACTTTGGTTTTGGATGCATTTCGTTGTATTGGTCTTGTAAGTAAGTCATTTGTCACCTATTGATTGTATTTTTTCAAAGACACTCTCTTGTAAAGGTGTCAATTCAAAGTTGATGTCTCTGAGTATATCGTATAACTTGACGAATTCATAGAATTCATCATGCGTTAAATGTAATGCTCTTGCCATTAGTCTTTTTTGGGTGGGAGAAGAAAGTAATACTTAACAGTTGGAGTGGCATCCTTCAATGCCTCATAGATTTTAGGATCAAGTGGTTCCATTAATATTTACCTCCAGTATTATTGATGTCAAGGACAGTTTCATTGGTTGTATTGTCAAGTAACTCCTCATACAACTCCTCACCATGTGTCATTTCTATTTGATCTTTTAATTCATCATCAGTATAATCATTATAAAGATCCGTAAGATCGTCAGTAATAAACTGCATCATGGTTTTGATGTCCATGTTATCAACAACTAACTCAACATACTGTTCAATTAGTTCGTCTTTTTGTAGGGAAGTAAGATCCTTCATTTTAGAGATAGGAAGTAAGTGGATGTAGGGTGTTGGTAGTTGATTCTATTGAAGTAATCAAGTACCCTAGAGTTTGAGTGATCTTATCACATAAGTGATTCTCATCCTTAGCATACCATAGACCAATAGCATCATTCTTAAGATTCTGATACTCCTCATCAGTCCATAGATCATCAAATGCCTCACCACCATGAGTAACATCAAACTCAATGTCTGTTACTAGGTACATGGTTTCTTTGGTCATTGGAAACTCCTTTTGGTATGTACTTATTATATCATGTAAGATCCCATTGAATCTTAAGATAATCTGGAGAGTGCCATCTTGACACATCTTCAGGTGTAGAGTCATCAGGAAGAAATACAAACTCCTCACAGAAATACTCAGCACTAATGCCGCCAAGATCATCACAAGCATGTAAGATCTCATCACATTGGTCAGCATCCATACCCATTTCATCAACTAAGAAGTCAATGTCGGCAAAAACTTGATTAGAAGGTGTTCTCATGTTGCTAGATCCCATAGGTTTTCAAATGATTCAATCCATCTTACCTGTTCAGGGGTAAGTTGAGATTTGTCCTGCTCATCAGCAGAGACATAAGGTAGTCCTTGTTCTGTGAGATACTTCTCATAGGTGTCAACCAAGAGGTCTACAGAATCAAACACTTGCATGATGTCCTCCTTGTTTACTCTTTTATTATAGCAATGGAATGACCCCTAGTGAAGGGGTCTTGTGACAGTTATCAAACTGTCTGTTTCTTCTTGCTTTTGAAGAATGATACTATATCATCAATAGCACCTGTATTTCTATATCTCACATCAGGGGTGCTTATTAATTGTATTCTACTTGCTATCTCAATAATCAACTCTGCTGATATTCCACCATCAATAGAGCATGTACCATCAGGGTTCTTTGTTCCTATCTTGTCGCATACAGCATCACCTATGACCTCAAGATAGAACTCATTGAGTCTCTCATCCTCCATGATGTAATCAATTACATCTTCAACAAGTGTATCAGCAAGTTTGCTAATGGTTTTTTCAGAAAATTGTGACATTGTGGGAATCAATTGGATAGTGTTATGTTAGCATAACGTGCAGATTCTTCAACTTTTACTTCGATCTCCTCATATATGTGCGAAAAGTCCCATCCCTTCTTAATATCTTTGGCAATGACCTCTATTTGTTCATCACATATACCTAATTGAAGATCTTCTATTGCTTCAGTAAGATTGATTGTGAGTGTGACTGGTTCTTTTTCCATTAGACCCTCCCAAATAGAGTTTGGTTAAAATTTGCGTGAGAGAACAACTCCCTATCAACTAATTTATAAGTTCCAATACTGTTCCACATCACATAACCCTCACCATCTATCTGTTCTATACAATCACCATCATATATGAATGTGGCAAAACTAGCATCATGTACAAATAGTTCCATGAAGTCATGCTTGATGGATTGTACCAACTTCCAGAAACTCAAAAGATTACTATCAGGTATTTCATCACCTTCACGAATACATTGGTTTATACTCTTTACAATTTTCTTAGCAGTTGTTTTATCAGTAAAATTCACTAATTGTGACATTTGCCTAGCAAACTTACACTTCTCAATAATACTAGGAGTTACACCAAATTCTACATTAGGTCTAACAAATAATACTGTAGGATCATCAGGTAGATTGTGGTCTAAACTACTAGCAATTGCCTCACTAAGTTTATCAGTTGGACAGTCATACACAGTATGAGGTGCTATGATAATCTCATGCTCTATTACCTCATCAAATGAATACACTAAGGTATTGGGTTGATAGGTATGATCTCCACCAAATCCAATAAAATCACCCTGATAAATCTCTTGAGTGCGTGGTAGACAGTCAAGACAAGCATGTAACTTTTCTGCTAGATCACCATCAGGATGATTGCGATCAATGTCATCATGGGTCTCATTGATCTTAATTTTTATCTTGTTGAATACACTCTTAGTGCCAACAAAGAAATTACCAGTAGCGGGATTAGTACCCCATACAACTGCTGGTGCACCATCCATCTTAAGTGATGCTTTTGCTCCTTTCATAGAACAAAACCAATCTAAGACGGATAGGTCTCCTGTAAGAATAGAATCTTCAGGATGCTCAATGTGAGTGTTTTTCATAACTCTATTATAGTGGTTGAGTTAATCTATTGGGGAAATATTGTGTCGGTTCTTGAACTGTCACATTATGAACTTCTTTCATGTATCTACGGTATAAAATACTCTCTTCAGCAAATGCTTCAATTTCATGGGGTTGACTCATGTAATCCAAATGATCTACAAGATTACCTTTCCATACAAACTTACCACTTTTCATGGTCAATGTACCATGAACCCATTGCCTAAGATGTACTAACTCATGTAATAGAGTTTCAATATACATCTTAGCATCCATATTAGATTGTAACTGTATCTCAAAATCTCTAGGTTTATGTGACGTACCTATCCAATCACAGAAACCCATAGCATCCTCTCTAATCAATCCTCTATGGATGACAGTCACATCAAGATGATGTCTGGGTAGGAAAGTGTTTAAAAACCAATTGGTAACACTTTCGCACCTGCGTTTAGAATAACCGTATCCACTACGATAGATACGACTCTTGTTCCCCAATGTAATGTCCATAAGAATGAAGAAATAAACAACAGTTTTTGAATTCCAGTCATATCGTTACTCATTGTTCTACACTCCATAGTGATTTGTCAATGCACTCTTTACATTGTTGACATTGTAAACCAGACCAACTAAAGTGATAAACCTTTGAGATAGATCGGCAGTTAGGACACATGATATGCTTACCACGCTTACCTGCTCTAACTCTTGTAGTGATCGGTTTGAAGGAAATTGTGGTTGAGATCATTTTAATGATGATGTGGGTTGTAAACCATTAATACTATCATAGCGGATACAATAGCACATATTAATGCTAATGTAACAAGATGTAGCATTTAAACTACCTCCAAATGTGATACCCAGTTACTTGCTCTATTTGGTAGATCAGGTAACAGGTTTGTTACTTCTGTATTATACTTGAGTTCCCATGCTTGGCAAGCATCCTTAATAAAAGATGCATGTTTGGTTCCAAAAGTATGGTGAGGGAATAGAGTGTTTACAAGATCCTTGTAACCTATTCCTTCAAGATCTCTATAACCTACTTCCCACCATTGTGATAGTAGATTAAGAGTAGCGTCAAATAAGATGTCTTTAGTTAGTGGATGCATTTTCTTGGCAATTACAAACTTCAAGTAATGGTTTTAATTTATCATAGACTTGAGTACACTTTGGTTCTCCCTCAGTTTTACGGCACTTCCAAAGTGCCGTAACAATGTACTCAAGTTCTTCTTTAGTAACATCAATTAACATAGTTTCTACCTCATGTAAAGATAACCACCTGACCATCCACAGTTATCAGGGTTGAGTACATACTCACGATCTCTAATAACTCTTAGGTCATAGCGTACATGCTTTGCTGGTGACTTCCATGATGCAGGTTTGTAAACTTCACCTGTATGCTTGTTCACAAAAGCATGAACACCACCACTATTCCACTCTTTTCTACGCTCATCCCAATCATTTGAGATGATCTTATGGTACTTCTTACCTGTTGTAATGGTAAATCTCATTCCTCTGAATGAACCATCATTTAAGGCATCTAATTGCTCTTGTGCGTAACGTGATAGGTCTTGTCTCTGACCATCACCATTGAATCTTGCAGCATTTGATTCAATCATTCTTCTGTGATAACGCTTGTAGTTCTCAGCAAGCGAAATACATAACTGATTTGTCCATTGAAGGACATTATCTTGAAGACTACCAATTACTCTGTCTCTCTCCTGCTTTGTTAAAACTGTAGTCATTGGGAACTCCGTTGGTGATGTACTTATTATAAAGAAAGAAATACCCCCTGTGAAGGGGGTATGTGACACTTATGAAATTGTCCTTATAGGTCTGTTCCTCCTGTTTCAACTACTTCTACAATGTCCTCAAGGACTGATAGGATCTCATTACCATTGTTAGTGGTATCAAGAAGGAATTCTGCGAAATTTGGTGACATGATAATAATAGTGTCGTTTACAAAAAAAGTGTGGGACTTACAACTTCAAAACTGTCTTTTCAGATGTCCTAAAACATCAGCAGTACAAGAGGTCTCCAAACATAAAGAGCAGTTTTCCACAGAATGAATCAAAGATCATCTGATTGTTGCTCACCCCTGCCTTGCGTTTGCCCAAATAAAGTGTGGTATGCTCAAGAGGTGCTTCACCTGATCCTAACCCATTTACTGAGTCTAATTACAGGTACTAAGTCATACCACAAAAGGGTGTTGAGGGAACGGGGCAATGATCTGGGTTTCACCCATGCTGCCCAAATTTACCTACTGGGAATCGCTTACACCTGAACCCTACTAACAACTCCTAACCAGAAATGGATGTATGTTGCTTTTGGCAGTAGAACCACATATCTCTCATGTGGATTGGACTTACATAAGAGTATCCATTTATGTCCAAAGGACTAGGAATTGCTTAATGCCAAGTGATTATTGGGTCTTACAGATGGATTCCGAGATGTCTGAACCCTCTACTACATGCTAAAGCAAAGTGAGCAGTTCTCAGGGATCGGCAATCTCTCTTGCCCAATGATCTTATTATAATGGATGTGGGTGGAAGATCAACCACCCTTGTGCCAGTTATTGAACTGTCTCTCTAACTGGGAAATCAGCAGGAATGTCGAGTATCTTACCCTTCACTCCATCACCATACTGACCTATATCATAGCAAGTCCACTCACCATTGTCAAATAGGTAAGCATACTCACCATCTGTGTACTCTGCTAGGTCAAGGAACTCTGTGATTGACTCAGAGATCTTTGGTGGGCAGTCCTCGCCTCTCTCTGAGTAGTATGAAGGGGCAGATACTTCTCTCTTCCCTTCCTCGGAACTATAATCATAATCCCATCCATACTCAGTATCACAAGAGGACATATCTCCACCATCAATTAACTCTTCAACCTTCTCTCTAGTGTTAAACTTCTTATTGAGAGTAACACCTAACCATTGTGGATAACCATCCCAATGATGATATACAGAGATGATTTGATCTTCTAACTGTAATCCAATGCGTGAGCGAGTTCCCATTGTGAGAAAATTGTGAATGAATAGTGAGAGAAACAAAAAGAGGCGATTACTTGTTCATTTTACCCCAACGGTAATGTCCTGCTTCTATTAGACTTACAGGACGTAATTTCTCTGCTGAACAGAGACAACCATAGATCCTTGCTTTTGTCAGGTAGTTAGGAACCTCTTTTGTTTCCCATGTGCTTATTATAGTACCTGTTCAAGTGGATTCAACCACTCTTGTGACACTTCTTCAACTGCACACCGTCTGGTTGCTATTTTGGTATAGTGTTCGCTAAGATCAATACCAACGAAGTCTCTATTATTTTGAACTGCTGCTACACCTGTAGTTCCAGATCCACAAAAGGGATCTAATACAGTTGTACCAACAGGAGCATACACTCTAATCAGATATGCCATTAGATCAATCGGTTTTACTGTTGGATGATCGTTATCACTTCCCTTCTCTTTTCGGGTTGCTCTAGGGGCATAGAAATACTTCTGGTGTTCACTTTGAACCTCACCAATTATATTTGACGGGTATCTACCATTAGGATTAGCATCAACAGTACCAAATTCTTTCTGTGTACCTGTAGTCTTCCCTTCTCTACCAAATACTCTACGTTTAGCACCACCCTTAACCCATCCTTTTGGTGGTTCCTTCTCCCATGCTACTCTGGTAGTATCAGTATCAATTAACCCACACCCCCACTCTTCAAAATTACTCTTAAGTGATCCTTTATATGGTTTCTGAGCAACTACTATAGGTTCATGGGCAGGTTTCAATCTATTATGTTTTGGCATCTTAGTTGTAGTCATCCACATAATCTGATCCTTAATCATAAAACCAGCATCTTCAACATTAA